TATCCGCTTCCAGAGGTGCTCGTTGCGGTGCGTGCGGCTGTCCAGCAGCGTCAGCAGCCCCATTATTTGAGCCCCAGGAACTTCGCTACACTGAGTAGCTTGGTCAGCCACCCCGTGTGCCCCATCACCGGTTCATCCAGCACCGCATCAGCGATAGCCGCCGCAGAGTCCGGTGCCGTGTACTCCGATACGGCTAGCGCCGTCTTGGCCCGGTCATAAGCCGCTGTCAGCGTCATCGCGTCGCCCGCCTCCGCCCGGCTGCTGATCGCCGCGTCCAGGGCGTCTAACACGAGCTTACCCACCGTGCCGACTCCCGTCAGCCCGGACGTCGCCGCAGTCCACACGTCGTTCGCGGATAGCACCGTCGCGATAGGTGGCGTGATCGGGAGAGCATCGGCCCACAGGTCGAGGCCGCCCAGGTCAAGCTTGTACCCGGCCGGGTAGAGCACCGCAAAGTCATCGGCGTAGAAGTAGGCGTCGCTCCCCGTTGCGTCGGTCCGCCCGGAGACGGTCACCGTCAACTGGCCGTAGGAGGTGGTCGGGGTGAAGGTCACGCTCAGCAGCTGCCAGTCGGTCGACTCTACCGCCTCCGCGTAGACGTCGGTCGCGTTGTCGTAGCGCACCGTCAGGCGGGGCTTCTGGTGCGTCCCGGCATAGAAGGTCGCGCTATTGATCTTGACCCAGACCGCGACCGTCATGGTCTGGCCGAGGACGTTGCCGCAGGGCGTGGGGAAGGTCCATTCGAGATTGTTCGCCGAGGACGTCGGCTCGAACCGCAGAGCGTACTTGCCAGTCCCGGACGTGTGGACGGTGGTGTCGGTCAGGCCGTCGCCGGTTCGCTGCGTCGATCCGTACTTCCACAGGCCACGGTCATCGCCTGTCACATCTGCGTAACTGATCGAACGCACGTAGGACCCTGGTATAGCGTTCGATATACCACCGGCCTCCAACGTGAAGGAAGATCCGCCCTCGAACAGCGCCTGATAGTAGCCGTACTGGTTCTCGATATCTACCAGGTTGGCGCCACCGATCTCGCCAAAGCGGGCATTGTCAAAGCGGAATATGCCGCTCCCGAAACGCACCCCCACCGAACTAGCGCGCCCGATCTTGAGGTCCACGAACTCTTGATTGAACCCGTTCAGAACCAAGCCGATCGAGAGGCCAAACGAAATTAGCCGCGTGAAGGTGCTTGCCGCGCCACCGAGGTTGACGTATTCGCCGAGCAAGCTACCGGCGCGCGAATAGAAGCGAACATCGGTAACCTCCGAGTCATAGACGGAAAGGTTGAAGATTCCATTACCGAAGCCCGCGTTAACAAGCACGCAGTCGCTCATGGTCACCGAACAGCCGGGTGGAAAATCCCAGTAAGTCGCTACGTTTCCGTTCGTTGAAAGACACTTGCTCATGTGCGCGCCACGAAACACAGCCCCCATGAGCGGGTCCGCACCGCAGTGCATGTGGCACGGTGCTTGCGAAGACACTAGCGCTCCGCACAGAACGGAGCGCATAAATGGCGGCGAGTACAACGCCAAATAGGGAGCGCGGGTAAACCAGGCCACCGACCCGTACAGCGAGCAACCATTGGTGGCATCAATGCCCACTGCTCGAAATTCTATCGGCTCGACGTTGACGGCGGAGGTGAGCTTGATACCGCATTGATCCCCCTTCGATCGGTTGACGACGTCGCCGCCGGTATAGAAGGGCGATGCGTCGCTGCCTCCGGTCCACGTAATCGTGCTCCCCGAAACACCGGTCAGCGTGCGCGCTATGCCAGGCGTCGACCGTGTAACCGTATCGCGCATCCCGAAAATCCACACCACATCTCCGACCTGCCAGTCGCCCTCGACGGTGCGGTCAAGTAGGGCCGAGTTTCCCCCGGCCGTTATATCCTGCGCCAGGCGCGCCGCCCACTCGCCGGCCGGCTCCGCACCGTTAAACTGCACCCGTAGACCAGTAAAGCACCAGTAGGCGGTCGTAGCGAGCACCCACGACGTCACGTTCCAGGTGGCTCGCTGTGCAACCGGGATGGGGGCCGCCTCAGTGCCGATTTCGACGAGGCCGCCTTGCGATAGTCCGAGCAAAGACGCTGTGAAGGTGTACGGGGCCGCGGGCGGATTTTGCCAGCGCAGCGCGCAATCGGTGCCCGTCCACAACGTGCTGAGGATGACGTCCTGGTCTATCACTATCGTTTGCCCGCGGGCCAGCCACAAGGAATCGCCGCTCACGAAAGTTGCCGGAGTCGAGATAACGAGCGCATGCACCAAGCCCGTCGCCTTGTATACCCAGCCCGTATATGACTGCCCCGATGTTCCGTAAACGGTAAAGCGCCACACGCCCGCATCCGTAGTGATCGGGTAGGGAGTGCCAAATTTGAAGTAGACATAAGCAGCCGTGCACGGCACGCCCAGTGTGCCGTTGACATCTTGCCCGGTTATGCTCGCCCATGCGCGATTCACCCACGCGCCGCCAGTGAACTCCTGAAGCGTCACGGTGTAGGTCCCCTGGTAGTCGTAGGAGGCCGCCGGCGTTTGCTGATAATACGGCCGGCCATTCTGGAGGAGCAACACGATCCCTTCGCAGTCTCCCGCTGCGGTCGGAGTGATTTCCTGCGTCTGTGTGACATTGTTCACCGAGACCCAGGCACTCGTACTGATAGGATTCGAGGTCGACTCCACGGACGCCACGGTTTTGTAAGTCAATGCCGAGAAGTCCCCGCCTGTCTCAACGAATAGGTGCGCCATCGCCTACCCCACCATTGCGTCGAGTTGAGCCTGCAGCCGGTCGATCTCGGCTTTGATCTTGCGCCTGCTCTCCTCTTGCCCGGACTGCGGGTAGTTGGCCTTTGCCCACGCCAGCAACTCGGCATTCGTCAAAGGTTCCGGCAGCGACGCCAGCTGGGCGCGCAGGAACTGCAGCTCATTGCGCACGAACGTCGCGCGATCGGTCGCGTCATCCGACACGACCCACAGGTTGTCACTGATCCGCGTCACAGTCTCAGCCATCAGAGCGCCTCCCCGATTGTCCCGTAGACCAGGCCCGCCCGCCCGCTCCAGGCGTCCGCATAGCTCGTCACGTCCGGGTTGTTGGCGCTCCCGGCGTAGCGGATCGCCAGCCCGCTCGACTCGTCAATCCTGATGACCTGCCAGCCTTCGCTGGGCGATGTCTTGCCGACGTAGGTCACCGCCCCGTCCTCCGCCACATCCGACGTCGCGTACTCCACGGCCAGCGCCCCGTCGTCATCGACCAGGACCACCGCCTGAATGTGCGCCCCGTCGCCCGTCTCCAGGGTCAGGATGTCGTCCCCGGTCGCGTCAGTCGACCGCTTCACGGATGAAGGTGTGCCCATGCCGCTCCTATCGAATGAATCGCCGCAGATTCAGCCGCGTCGTCCAGGACCGCTGTCTGTCGACCGTGCGGAACTCCTGCGTCACCCGCTCGGTCAGCCAACTGCTCGTTCCGGTGTAGCCCAGTTTCCCCACGTCATTCAACGCGGCGTATTCGCCCGCCGTGCCCACCGGCCAGCAATTGTAGTTGTCAAACGTGTTGCCGGAATGAGTCGAGAATAGCCCGTGCCGCTGTCCGCTCAGAACGGTAGTCGTGCCAGAACCGAGTAAGACCGGCACACCTGCCGCGTTGACTTTGTAGACCCTGAATGCGCTGCCACTCAGCCATAGCGCCAGCCGGTCGCCGGTCGCGTAGGCGGAGGCGTAGGTCGCGATATTGGTAAGCGAGCCGCTCTCCAGTTTGTCAAACTTGACGTTCGCCCCGTCCTGGTACAGCACCACGCCGTTTCTGTGCGCCGCGTCCAGCTGTGCTGCCACACCGGCTTGTCCCGCTGCATATGTCGCCAGTTTGGCTCCGACCATAACGTCCACTGCGGATGAGTCGTGCGAGGCGCAGTATTCAGTGGGGCCGGTTGGCGTGTTGACGGCCACGTTGCCCGCAATGGTCCACGTGTCGCCAGTCCATTCCCGCGCTGCCACGGTTTGGCCGTCTGGGCCAGTGGTCTCGCTTGTCCCGATTGCGCCGTTCGCCCTCGTGAACGTGTCGTAGGCCGCCGGCGTTGGCAGGTACGTTTCGTCCGGCACTTCCACGTCATCGGCGGTGAAGACCGCGTTGTAGTTGAGGATTGCGGGCAGCAGCGTCGCGCTGGTGTAGAGCCCCGCCGCCCAGAGTAGCGTCCACTCAGTGTACGCGCCGCCCTTGATCAGGTAGAATGCCCCAGCGCCGCGCAGCACGACGGCCAGCTGGTAGTCCGTACTGGCTGCCATAACCCCGACCGCGACATCGGTGCCAGATGCACCATCGCGCACGTTAAGGCTGCCGCTCGTGACCTGCCGGAAAAAGTTCCCCCCCGTCCCGGACGCTGACCAGCCGATGAATGACTGAGTCCCGAAGTTGGAGTAGTTGACGGTAGCGACCAGCACCCGCCCGGCCGTCCGTGCTATGCTTGGGTAGAGGATGCCAGGGTCGCCATTGGCCGGTGATGCCTTCCCGCCTGCGAACGTGAGCGCGCCCGTCGCGATAGTCAGCTTGCTCTCAGTATCAGTTACGTCACGCAGACCCGGCCCAGGCTCTGCGGCTGTACCGTCGACATCGCCAGCGCTCCGGTCGGTCGTAAACTGGTCGCGCAGCAGGTAGTCGCAGTTGACTGGTGCAATTTGGCCGGTTGCGTCGTCCGTCGCCAGGTCGATCCACTGATCCACTCCGCACCATTCGCCGACCCCCTTAATAGTGAGAAATGCCTCCTGTGGGGCCTTGGTGTAGGCGTAATTGAGCCCCTCGCGGGCCCAAAGCGCCTGCGCCAGCCACTGCGCGTCGGCCTCGCTACTGACCACGTAATCGGTGTACTCGCGCACCGGCCCCAGGATGTCCGCCCCAAGCGGCCACATGGCCGTGTACTGCTCCATCCCGTCGACTGACCGGGCCCGCACCACCACGCCAACGATGCTGGGCTTTTGCGCCCGGTAGCGCACTTCGCCCCGGACGTGCTCGGCCCCCAGGATCGCCGTGGGCGACAAATGCAGCGTGCCCGCACCGGTGGGCCACCAGGGGTCCAGCCGCCAGGTAAGGCCGCCAGCCCGGTTGTGGCGGGCCACACAGCCGGTGACCCGTGCCAGGTCCTCTAGCACTGTCGAGTAGGGCGCAATGGCCGTAGCATGGGAACCAAGCAGCCCGTGCACGGTGGGCACCGTTTCATCAGCGAATCCACCAGCCGGCAGTTCGTAGTGTTCTTCGAGCAGGTACTTCGCCAGCGCGCCGGAGGTTGCGCCGTCAATGTCGCCCAGGCCAGATCCGCCCACTTCGGTCTGTGCCAGCATGACGTGCATCTCGTTCAACTTGGCGCGCCCGCCGTCACTCATTTTCATCACGTAGACCATGAGCCAGCGCATCCAGCGGAAGCCCTGGTCGTTAGCTCCCATCGGTCTGAATGTGACAATCCGCTGCGCGTTGCCCTTGCCGGCGAAATAGTGGGTGTCCCAGTCCGCCCGCCAGGCCGTTATCTCCGGATCATCTACGGTCGGAATATCTGGCGCGTCGTCTCCGGTCTTGCGGATGTAGACGCGGAAGGTGTCGAGTACTGGCAGAGGATTCCCGCTACTGTCCAGTCCGTCGCGCCGTATCAGGGTGATCTCCGACACGGGCCAGCCGGTCATGGCGACGCCGTCCACGTATGGGTAGACCGCCTCGCCGATAGGGTAGTCTTCCGTCATGGCCGAGACACCGGTCAGGGTTGTGGTCGTGCGCCCGGTGTAGGTGAAGGTCTCCAGCCCGATAACACCCTCGTTGGTCGCGCCGCCTGGTCGGACCGGGAAGGCGCTGGTGTCGGAGAGTGTGAGTACATCCTCGCCATGCGTGTACGCTAGACTCAGTTGTGTTTCGTGCGCACCAAGGTTTAGCAGCAGCGCCTCGATCTGGCCGGGCTGCATAATGTCGCCCGGCTCCGGGTATTCGTCCACAACCCAGTCCGCCGCCGTGTTCGTATCGGTCCCGGACGGGTAGCGCCGGATGCCCTGCCCTACCGCGAGTCCCGAAACGTCGATAGCGCCCCCGGTCCAGCCAGCAAGGCCGGGGACAACTGCGCCCGTCTGGTTCCATGCCACGACATCAGAACGCCCGAAAGTCGGGTTACTGTACATGCGGATCAGCCCGGCGCTATTGTCCAGGGTGAAGGCGACTCCGTCAAGCGCATAGATGCGCGGATTCTCGCTATGGCCGCGTAATGGCCAGCTTTTGGCTTCGACAATCCACTTCGCCTTGCGAGCCCCACCGGTGAGTGCCTCAAATAACGCCCTGTCTGACGTAACAATGCCCCGCTCCTTAGGGCCGAGCGTGTAGCCCCCAGTCTCGAACCCCGGAACCGGGTTGTTGGGGTGAATGTACAGGTCGAGCCAGACGTTGTCCTCATTCTGGAACGCCAGATGAGTGAGGGTCTGCCCATCCTCGGCGTTGGCGTTGAAGACCTCGAACCACCAGAAGCCGGTGTAGCCCGTCGCCGGCTTGAAGAACACTTTGTCGATGCCGCCCCAGTAATCCTCGACCGCCGTTTCCCCAGTCGGATCTGGCGCGGTCTGGCTGATCCAAACGGTATTGAGGTTGGCGTCAGTCACGTTGTCCGGATCGAGGTTGACCGACACGCCCAAGAATTCCCCGCTGCCCGCCTCGCTGGCCGGGTCGGCCAACGTGCTAGTCGCCGAGACGCTCTTCCCGTAGGCAATATCGACCGGGCCGGCGGTGATGCGCGGAGCATTCGCCAGACGCAGCGGAGCTTGTAGCCCCTGAAGCTCCCTATCCCACGGTCCGCCGTGCCGATAATCGTCGGCATGTTCACCAGCGGTAACGATGCCGCGGAAATAGAGTCCCCAGTCATATTTGACGACGCCGTTAACCGTGATCCGATCCAGAACGACGATCGCCTTGTCCAGCCCCAGGTAGGCGACGTCGTAGTCGATGCCGCGGAGGGACATGGCGGCGTGCACGGCGCTGCCGTCGCGCTCCAGGGTTAGCGAGCCGTCCCATTTGACCCGTTCGGTGATCTCAGTCCAGCCGACAGCAGGAGTATCGGCATCGGTCCAGCCGACTGGCAGCGCGCGCAGGGTGTAATCCGCCGGGTCGAGGTCCGCCCAGTCTGGCCCGCCGTAGAAACGCAGGTCGACAACCGCCGTCGGCGTCGTGGTGCAAAGCTCCTGTGTCGCGTCCAAAGCCATTAGGCCGCCTCGCACTCAGTGACGATAATCTCGACGTCGTTGTAAAGCGTGTTGCTCGCTCCGGCTCCTGGCGCCAGATCGTCAAAGGTCGGCCGGTGCAGCACTCCGGACCAAGGGCTCCAACTGCCAGATCGCGGGTCGTAGGCTTTGAGCCAGATAGTGACATGCTCATCACTAGGGCTTGCAAATAACCCCTGCCAGAACGTGATACCCGTCTGCGTCATGTGCGGTGAGCGGATGACGATCCTAGGCCGCCCGTAGGCTCCGCACGGTCTGCCGAGCCCGTCCAGCGCCTCCGCCTTGGGATGGTCCACGAACAGCGCCCCGTCTGTCTCCGGCCACGCCCCCACGGGCACGTCGGCCCAGGCTGCCCCCGCACTCGTCTTGTACTGAAACGCTTCTGCCATGCTATGCCCCCAGGAGCCCTGCCAGCGACCGCTGCACCATGCCGTCAATGACGTTGTAGAATGAACTGCTAGAGGACGCCCCAGCGGTGAATCCCGCCTGTATCCCGGAGGACATAGCAGCCCAGATTTGCTGCCCGGCGGATTTGAAGAGCTCGACAGATGCCGCAATTGAACTATTCACCCCGGCCAGCATGGCAGCCACGTATGGCTCTCCATCCACCGTCGCGCCCTCGCTCGGTGTCATACCTTTCAGCAAAGCATCCGCGGCCTCAGTGGAGCCCAGCTTTCCCGCCTCACTCTTGGCTGCCTCTGCGGCCATCTGGTCGAGCGCCTCCCAGCCAACAACGCTGTCCTTTGTGCCCAACCTGAGCTTATCCCCCGCGCCTATGCCGACGGGGAGCTCCGCAAGCGGAACTACCAGGTAATCCTCCATCTCCGTAACAAGATGCGCGACTCCACCTTCAAGATGGTCGACAATGGCGAGGACGGCGTCATTAGCCTCGGTGCCACTCGCCAGCACCTCGGCCGCATAGGTATCGAGCGTTGTGCCAAACGCGCTTTGCCGTCCAATGACAGCGTTAACCCCTGCTTCATACTGCGCCCGACCTACCCCGCCGTAACGCCCCGCCGCGGCCTGAAACGCGGGGGTCTCCTCCACTTCTCGCAAACTTGTTTGGCTGCGGAACTTGGCGAGCGCCTCCTCTTCCTTAGCGCCCAATGCCTCTATCCCAGCCTCCATCTCATCCAGCGCGGCCTGGTGAAAATTCGTGAATCCATCCCACGCTTCACTGACCGCTCCGAAGTCGATGGCCCTCATCTCCCGCAGCTCGTCGTTCACCGACTTCTGCAACTCTGGGATGCGGTTGTTCCAGTAGGTCCACATGGGATCGGCGTTCCTACCGAAGATGTCTGGCCCTTTGTATTTCTTGCGTTCCTCGTGCGCCTCTTGTAGAAGTTCATACGACGGCGTCGATTCGAGGGCTGTGTCACCGGCAAAGTAGTATTGAAACGCCCCAGACAATTCCCCGATCAATACCTTCATGGATTCGATCAGGTTGCCCGCGGCTTCGACGATGATCTCGCCAATGCCCTTGAGGCGGATGCCCAGTTCCATGACCGAGAATGACATGCTGACCACGAGCTCGCCAAGCGCCGATGCCCACTCCCCTTCCTGGACTTTCGCCAGGAAATCTTGCATCCCGGACATTTGGTCAGAGTCCAGAAAAGTCGTGCCGAAGTCCGTGATGGCCCCTAGCCCGATATTAATCGCGTCGCCCAGGCTAGTCCCGACCTTCGTCAGCGTGCCCTGAAACTCTTCTCCGGACAGGAAGTCAACCAGGCCCACAGCCATCGGCTTGAAACTGTCAAATAGGCCCGTGAATAGGTTGCGCAGACTCATTGACTTGATATCGCCGATTGACTCGGTCAGGCCGGAGAAGGTGGTGGAGCCAAGCAGCCTTGCGCCGTCGTAAGTCTCCTCCATCCAACCAACCAGCATTTCCAAGGCTTCGCCGGAGCTCACCGCCCCACCACGGATCTGCTTCTCCATGTCAGCCGTGGCGATGCCGAACTGGTCGGCCAGTACGCTAGTCGCTGGGATCATCTGGCGGGAGAGCTCGCGCAACTCCTCGCCGGTGATCTTGCCGCGCGCCACCATTTGCCCTAGTGACATGCTGATGCGCTGAATGCCGTCTGGCGTCACGCCGGCAGCGGTCGAAAAGTCGATCAGCGCTTCGGTGAAACGCTTGGTCTCGTCTACCCCAAACCCGAACGCCATGACCTGGCGCGCCATACCAGCCACACCCTCCATGCCATAAGCGGAATGCAGCGCAATGTCCTGCATCCAACCCAGGAAGTCCTCGGCGGGGGCCTGCGCCTTTGTCAGGGCATCCGTCATGCTTGACGCGGCTTGCTCAGAGAGGAGTTGCGAAGCGATGAGTTGGCGGACTGAGATCTCCAACATCTCGTACTGTGAGACTTCACCGAACGCGGCCGCCAACTGGTCCTTCGCGAATCCGGCAGCCGCGGACACACCGGAGATCGCGAAATCCACCACGCCCGATAGCGCGTTCTTGAGCGGATCGAAGGCCCCAGTCAGCGAACCTTTGAAGCCGTCAAACTTGCCCCCGAACGCGTCCAGGTCTCGCATGGCTTGGGCGGCTTCTAGCGTGACAACCCCTTTGAGGAGGGCTACGGTTTCGCTCATTTGTGCCTCATCGCATCAGATGCTGCTTGCTGTTCGGCGGCCTCAATGGCCAGCGCAACCTGCGTCCAATAGGAGGACTGGCGCGCCAGTTCCCAGGGCGGAACGCCCAAATAGCGCCCCGCCCGGATTAGCGGAAGGACGTCCGGTGCTTCTCCGAGGAGCCCTCCCGTGACGATCCATTTTCGGAGGGCTTGCCTGAGTTTTTTGTGTCAAACACGTCTGCCATGATGGCCCGCTGCAAATCCTGCAGGAACTTGCTCGGCAGTCTCCGCAGGGTGTCAAAGTCGGTTGGCACCGCCGGCGGATTGCCCGCTGCGTCCGCCGACGTGTCATCGTACATGTCCCATTCAAGGAGCACCCGCGACAGCATCGCCGCGACCGGGGCCTCTCTGATCTGCGCCACTTCAGCGGCCATCTCCGGAGTCAGCACTCCGGGATTGTAGACAATCTCGATCGTTTTCCCCTCATCTAGCTCCACCGTTAGCGGGCGTCGCCCGTTTAGCAGATCACTCAGCCGCAACGTCATTCATCTTCTCCTTGTAGCCGTAGTCCCATAGCCCTCTCCTACAGTGCACTCACCTTGTTGACCAGCGTGGTCATAAACGCATGCGTCCAAGTCGGGTCGTACTTGGCGTCTAGTGTCCATTCCAGCGCGTACACGCCGTCCTCATCGCGAAACTCGCTGACGTTAGTGACAAACCCGGCCATTTCGTGAGTCAAGCTGTAGGGGTAGCCCGTCGCGGCCAACGCGTCGCTCGTGGCCTGGACGCGCACAAACATAGCAGAACCCGCCCGCATGTTAGTCATCAGCGCCACGCCCTCAGCGTCGGCCTGCATCAAGAGCTTCAGCTGCACCTTCGAGTCACCCTCGATAGTGGAGACGAAGCTATTCTCGGTGCACAGCAACGCCCAGTTCGGCTTATGCCGACCGGTGATGGCGAGCTCGGCCTTGATCACTCGCTTAAGGGGCGTGGCGCTGATGCCGGCGAACGTGTCGCCCACATAAACGCAGACGTCTTTCGGCAGCACGGGCACGATGTCCAGCGCGGTTGGAGCAGCGTCCATGGTTCCGGCGAGGTCGATCTCCTGCCCGATCATGGAGCCCGACAGGCTGCACTCATCGCGCGTGTAGGTCAGGGTGAGGTTCGTCACGGTGCCATAGGTAAACTCCTCAGCATCGTTTGAGTCACCCCGCTGCACCGTGAACGTCTCAATGGTGTCTGGCTGATTGTGGGCCGGCGCAATCTCCCACTTGTAGGCCGCCGTTGCTCCCTGTTGCGCCGGTGTATCGAGCACGAGCAGCGAACTCAGTAGGTAAGTGAGCTCGTTGTAGTCCTGCTCTCCGTCAATCTTTGACTCCGTCCACTCCTTGCCCGGCATGGCCAGGGTGGCGAACTTTTGGCCAGTGGGCGTGAACAACTTTACGTCGTGTTTGATTCCCGGCGTGATGTTGAAAGTTTGAACCAGGATATCGGCGCTGTCGGCGGTCCCCGCCTCTGCCTCCGGCCCGATTTGCACTGTTTGATGCTTGATAGCGCGTTCTGCCATGTCGCCTCCCTAGCGTCAGGCTCTCTGTGCCAAAATGTGGTAGATGCCGCCAAGGTGGCGGTAGGGCACGCCGTCATACACCTCGGCGTAGCGGGATTCACGCAGCCGCGTGCACGCTACGGTAAGCCCGGTGCCGCTGGCCGTCGTCCCGCTCTTGGCGTGCAGCACGTCGTCGATAGCGGCGGCCACTTCCTGGAGCTCGGAGAGGCTCTCTCCTTGCCCAATCACCCTGATGTTATACTCCAGGTCCTCCCAGATGCGGATGGCCCCAACCGCCATCATGTCGTCGCTCGGTAGGGCGCTGAATACGATGCACGGAAAGGCCGCGCCTTGTGGCGCTAGCTCCGCATAGATGCGCGTTCCGACTGCCGCCGCAATGGTGGTGTTGGCGGACAGCGTGTCATACAGCCACTCGTCGGCTACCAGTGATTCAGGGGCGGAGACGGTCATTTGCTACTCTCCAGCTTTACCTCTCCTGGCGTTTCGAAGAGTTGGTCCATAGCGGCGGCAAACGACGGCGCTACCGCCTTCAGAGCTGGCCTCAGATATGGTCTGGCTGCCACTTTTGCGCCGCCGAACTCCAGCGTGTAGGCATACTCGGCGAACACCTTGATCGTCGCCTCTGGCTTGCTGCTATGCATCGTCACCGCGTGCGAAGCTTGTAGCTTGGTAGTGTCCACTGCCGGCGGCTCGCCAGGCGCCGACGCCTGGTGCGGCTTGCCGGACTTGCTGGACAGGTACATGCGCCCCGTCTTAGGCCCCTCCATTGACTTCTGGGAGTGGGCCTGCGCATCGTTGGCGGTCTTTTCGACGATGATACGTGCCCTGGGAATCATGGCGTCGGCAATGGCTTTGCAGTTGTTGTAGTATAGCGATATATCTACGCCCATCACGCCCCCACTGCCAGCACTTTCTGCGTGACCGTCCACGCCCCACCGACCATCGGTCCGAGCACCTCATAGATCGCGCCGCCGATAATGACACGATCAGCCGCGATCACGTCGGCGTCATGCGGCACGGTGATACGATAGAGCAGCCGCGGCGCGACCCGTTCGGCCACAATCCGCTCCTGCGGCGTCAATCTACTCAGCGGCTCGACGCGGCAGGCCACTGTGGACGATGTTGACCACAAAGCGGTGGAGCCGCCCATGCCGTCGGAGGTTAGCGTCTTGCGCGAGATCACCCCGCTATCCGGCATGGCGTCCTCAGCACAATTCTGCATCCCGGCAATTTCAGTTGCCGATAGCACGAGTGCCCACCTTGCGCGTGTCAGTGGTCACCGGCTGGCGTGTGGCGAACCGCAGTAGCACGTTGACGATGCCCACCACCACGGCGATCACCTCCGCGTCCGGCTCGAACCCGGCAAAGCCAAACTGGCCGGCGACGGCGACGATCACCGCCAGCACGTTGAACCAGAATGTCCTGCTTTTCCAAAACCCCTTATAGATCATACCGTCGTCTCCCTCTCCCGGCTTATAAGCCAGTTGGCCTACATCATACCAGGTCATTCTTCTTCCGCCTCCAGGGTCGGGTCGTATAGTTGCGACCGGACGATGGCGCTCGTGATGATCTTGGCCTGGTACTTCGCGGCCATGCGTTCACAGGATTCGATGACCTGGCTGCGTTTGTACTCGTTCAGGTCGTCGCGAAAGTCGAATCGAGACGCGGCCTTGGCAGCTTTCCAACGCCAACCCTCCGCCGCGCCCCGATTCAGATCGTAGGTTCCCACCCAGGCCACGTCAGTCGGCGCGACGCCGTTCGCATCCTCCAGCTGGCACATACCCAGCAGTAGCATGACCTCCTCGTCCGAGAGGACGGGGTCCGAGGTGCTCGCCACCATGCTCCGCAATCGCGCCAGCGCCGTTGACGTTTCCATGGCCTACAGCCTCACATATTCGAGGTATAGCCGCGCCACCAGACCGGCAGTCGAGGCTGATCCAGTGAAGGTCAGGTAGTAGTCGTCCTGCCAGATCACCGGCGCGTCACTCGCTTCCGTTTTGGCAGTATTCTCGCGGACGAAGCAGTTGTAGACCTTGCCCGCCAGATTCTGGCAGTCAAGATCGTTCAGTACATCGGTGCCCTTGGCGGACGCTGTCGCCCCTATGCCGATGGCCACGTTGGCCGATCCGGTTGACCCCGTGATCACGTACAGCGTACCGCGCAACAGCATCAGATCCGCGCCCTCTGGATTCAGGAGGGCTCCGAGGCCGCCGTTAGCGGTAGATGCGGCCCCGGTGATGTCGATGGTCAGGGCCCCACGGCCCTCAGAATTGACTGCGATTGTCATGTTTAGCCCCCCCCTAGAGTATGTAGTAGACCTTGACCGGCGTGCCGTTTAGGGCACTGTTAAGGTCCACCGTATTCGATTCCAGCGCGCTCGCAGATACCGTCACTGTCGGGGACGTCGCCTCTCGCACATTGTTTAGCGACGCCCCAAGAACCTGCGTCTGATCACTCAACTTGTCGGGCAGGCCGATCAGGGCCCCGAAGCCGACGGTGATCTTGTCCTCGGTCCCTTCCACCCCATCGATCACCCACCCGACTCCAGTGATCGAGGTGATCTTGGCGAAGCACTTGGCGCCGGCGACGGTCGCACCATCATTCGGGGTCAGCGTCTCAGTGATAGCATTCCCTGCGAGATCTTCTCCGACCACGACGATGGTGCCGTTGGTATCCTCGGTGCCCTGTTTTGTCTGGGTCACTGTGACGTTGCGCGCTCCGACGTCCGGAGCCGTCTTTGCCAGCGTGTACGCCCCGACCTTCATGTCGACCGACGCGACATACCAGTCCACATCGTCCACTGCGGGAGAGCCCGGCGAGTACATGACGGCAGTCTGCAGCGTGGTCAGAATGCCGGGCGCGTCAGACTGTGCCTTGCGGTTCCCGGCCTGCCAGTTAGTGTTGAACGGAAAAAGCGACATGGCGACCTCCTATGCCGTCAGTACGGCGAACGGGAAGCGTGACGCCGCTACAGGCTGCATCCGATTGATCGGGTTAGGCAACGCGAAGCCAAGGCGCATTACCGCTCGCAACGCTACCATGTCCTGCTGTGCCAGGTTGTAGACGATGTTGCCGCCCGCGTCCTGGATCACCGCCTGGTCGAGCATCTTGTACGTGATGTCCTGGCGCATGGCGTAGACCAGTTTGGTCCAGTCGCCGGAGAACATCCATGAGGTTGCGTCCGTGATGGTGTTGTCGGTTGGGAAGTAGATCGGCTCGCCGTCGAGTTCGAAGCGCGTCTTGTCCTGCATAGAGCGCTGGAAGAGCGGATTGCCGTTAATGTCGCGCGCGTTACGCAGGCGCCCCCGCATGAGCGGTGATGCGATGTGCCCGTTAGCGACGAACCCGTCGGCCTCCAGCGTCATGAGCAACCCTTGGACGCCGGCATTGGTCTGACCCATGATCGCTTCGTACAGGTCGGCGTAGTTGGCTCGCGACACCACGTGCCCGGCGGCAGTTGCGCCGGCGAACAGCCCGGCAGCGCCTAGCGCGACAGTCCACGACGCCGGAATATTGGTGCCGTAGAACAAGGCCCCAGAGATCGCGATGGAGAACGCTTCCACTAGCTGGGGGCGGGTCTCGCCCCAGATATCGTAGTCACTATCGTCCAACACCGCCTGGGAGATCGGCACAATGACCGCCAACTCCTCCACAGTCAGATTTACGCCCGTCCAGGCGGTTTCCGTGGTCTCCTTCAGGCCGGTGTCGCCGCTAACGAAATAGGCGAGCGCCAACTGATTCAACACCGGAATTGTGCGCTGATGCGTGGCGAGGTTGGGAAGACGCTTGGCCATCTGCAGCACAGGATTGAGCGTTGCAACATCTTTGAATATCTCCAGGCTGCGGTCTGGCGGAATCAGACTAGTTGCGTCGGTTCGGGAAATGATGCTATTGTACGGCATTTGTTACACTCCTATGGTATGGCGTCAGCCTCTCCCGGCTGCCCGCCTGATCAGTGAATTCATGTCTGGCGGACGGGATTGTCCCCGCCCCGCCCCTGCGTCCGCGCTACCGGGCCGCAGAGATTGCGTCATGCTCTGGAATAACTCCGGCGCGGCAGCTTTGACCGCCGCCCAGTCGGGATTGCCCTTGCGGTCGAAGAGCCCTTCAGCACTCGCCAGCATGTAGGCCAGTTTCGGATTGCTGCACCCGATCTCCGGGTGGATGGCCGAGGCGATGAAGTCCGCTTCCCGATTCTTGGCCTCCAGTTGCGCTTGCAGATCGACGATGACCTTCTCGGCCTCGCTCCCCTTTTCCAGCTTCCCGCTGGTTTCGCGCAACTGCTTCGCCAGCTCTGACCGCTGTATCCTCTCGCGTTCCAGTGCGGATTTCAGCCCCTTGGTGTGCTGTTCCAGCAGCGCCTTGGTGGCCTCATCTTGCGCCTCATACCACGTCTCAAACACCACGGGCCGATCTCCGGTCTGCGCGTTCTCCTGCTGCTCCCCTGGCGTCCCGCCTGAATTCTGCTCGTCTGGCATCTCGCCTCTCTCCTGTTCGGCCTCTCGCCGATCTATGGGTTCGTTTCGCGGCTTCAATCCGCGCCCCTGAATCCTGCTTGTGTCTTAGTTAGCCAGCCTCCTGAGCATAAATTGCGCCGCCTTATCTGGCCCCAGGAACCCGGTTAGCGAACGCTCGTAAAGCGATCGCCCCCACACCGCACTCTCCCGAATCCCAACCAGATCCTGTAGCCCAATCGCACCCGCCTGGTATGCCGCGTACTTTGACGGCCCAAGCACCATCCGCTGGTCGGCGGCGTCCAGCTCAGCGAATTTGTCCGCGCCGCTTTCTACCACCACGCCGGATTCCGGCACGCCGGCAAAACCGAGCTCCTCCCAGGTAAAGGTCTGCGGTAACGCGACACACCGCCCATTTGGATGGTCATACAACTCCTCCTCTGGCCGATGGACCGTCCCGTGCATCGCCCAGCACGCTGCGCACGTCCTGACGTCCGCGGCACTGTGCCAAATCCACCCCCTGATGATATGCTTGTTAGCCGCATAGGATCGGCGAGTTGCCTCTCGATGGGCTCGGATGGTCTCTGTCCGGCTAATCAGCAGAGCCCGATCCAGCCCGATCCCCGCCGCCCGCTGCATCTCATCGGCGACCTTGCGCGGGTTGTAGCCCAACGCCATACCAGTCAGCAATGTCTGCCGCGCTGCTAGACTTACATCAGCGCCCAACGCGTCAAACAGAATCCGAAGTGGGCTCCCGTTGTGGGTGAATCCAACCAGGTCCATCATGGCCTCGGTCGGAACGTAGTTGAACGATCCCATGATCAGCCCGGCATTGGGGCCAAGCACCGCCTCGGTCAACTCCCTTGCGCCGGCCAGGCCGATTTGCACCGCCCGCAACTGAGCATCGGTCACGACATAATCTGCCGTGTCGCCAAAGCGACGCATCTCCGCTATGACTTGATCTTCCAGCGCGTTCGCCCGTATTATGGCCAAACGCAAACCGGCAAGCTCGGCAGCCGAAGCCCCCGCGCGCCTTGCCTCGTCATATGAGACAAGCAATTCCGCCAACGTCGTTTGGATGCGCTCATACGCCGCCCGATAAGCGTCGATGATCTCCAGCGCTGCCGTGCGCTCCATATCTAGCAGCGCCTTGCGGTAGCACTCCGCAACGTCATAAATGCGCCCTTCTGGCACTACTGCCGCTCCTCTTCGCGTTCTGGCGCCGCCCCAAGCCCGCCCGGTTGTGAACCGGCCAGCCTGTCGCGATCGAAGGCCGCCAGCATGGTCTCGCCAAGTGACTTTCGTTCCTCTTCGCGCTCGGCCTCCATCGCGGCGATCTGCTCATCCGAGTAGCCCATCTCACGCAAGCCCTGCCGCCCGGAAACGCCAAGCTCCTTCTTGCGCAGCTGCACCTCCACCGATGAAATGTCGTTGCGGGGCGACGGATCGCGCCACAGGCACGAAAGCTCCGCGCCCGGCTTGCCGGCAATGGCCAGCGCAAAAGCCAGCGCGTCCTCCCAGACATTCCCAAACGCAATCGCCCTGTCGCGCGCCTTATTGATCAGCGGCTCCTCTGCCGTCTTCATCGCCTCACCGCTAGGGAAGGTCGTGGGGATAATGTGGTGTAGCGGCGTGCGAGAGACGCGGGCAATCTCGGCGCGGAATGAGTCCTGTACTGCCAGGAACTGTGCGAGATTTGCCGCCTCGAACTGACCGAACTTCGCATCGGGCGCCCCCACACTCCAAGTGCGATCGACGCCGGGAATAAACGGCGCTTTCGGCTTCCCCGTCGCCTCGTCAATGTCAACTTCCAATCCCGTCGCCCACCGCTGTGGCAGCGCAACAAACTCCATCGCGACCATCATGTCGCAGACGGCTTTGTTGAGCGCATCCTGTAGCGGGATCACCGCTTCAAGCTCACTCTGGCCATGCTCGCCCATGTCCGCGTCGTTGGCGAAATGAAAGACCGGCACGCGCCCCCAGGGATTAGGAACCGGCCACGGTTCGCCCGGTTCCTGATAATCCGTAAACGCACCTTCGGACCACGGCAGCGGTTCGGTATAGGTGGCGTCGCTGCCGGCCGGAGGCGGGGTAGTATATTTTTCGATGCGGTTAGAGTAATACAGATTCAACCGCCAGCGCTTCTGGTTGTCGAGCCAGCACTTCGCCGCCTTGGCGATCTGTCCCGGCTCCTCGGCATCGTATTCGACGACAATCTGGCTGGCTTTTTGCGGATAGAGACGGGGGCGGCCATCCTCATCCGGCCACACGAGCAGGTAGGAATCGCCGGATCGCAGCGCCTCGACGTGCACCTCACCCGCCCGCCGATCCATGCGATTCGCCAGCCATATGTCCCAGGCATTGGCAGCAATCTGCTTGCCCTCGCGATCCTCGGAGAAACCGATCACCTGCAGCCGGTCCGCCAGTGTGTTGACCACCGCCTTGCACAGGTTGTCGGCGAACGCGGACAGCAGCCCACCGAACGCGTCGCGGAATTTGGCCGTTGCGAACGTCAACTTGTGGTCGCCGCGGTAGTAATCGGCACAAAGTTTGTAGTCCGCCTCTCGCATGCGCAACCCCTCTAACGCCCAGGCAATGTCAGTCGCCATCACTCTCCCCATATCGCCAACGCAAAACGCCCCTGCCAAGGCGCTTATGCGCTCTGAAAGGGCGTTCGTGACACTCTATGCTATGCGGTTATTAGACGGCTAACTACTCCGCCTGATTTGCTTCCAGTCTGCGGATGTAGCGCAGAAGAATTTCTGCCATGTGGGCGGGAATCTCAAAATACGAGGCACCACCCTCAACCGTTTCGTATTCTGCCAGCTGATCCATTGTCTCGGCCAACGCCGTGTGCTCCTGTTCTTCGGTCAGCTCAAGACGTTCTTCAGGTCCGCTGAACAGTTCCGTCCACGGCTCCGGCGGCGGTGCGCCGGCAGGACGCGTGAACGCAGCCTTGATCTGTCGGGCGAACGTCCGGGCGAACTCCTCTTTTTCCGTCATCATCTTGGCGCTCCCGTCGCTCCACGGCGCGATGCTCTTCGCGCCACCTGCTCAAATCTACCAGCGTCACTACGTTGCGGCGCTGTATCTCGATAATATCACGCTCTGGGTCATAGCGAAACAGCAACTTGCCCGTTACCGGCTCGCGCGCGTCAAACCAAGCCATCACCACGTCACAATCTTGCGCGACCGCCCACCGGCAATCATCTGCAGCCCGCCCGCCGCGCTATCGATCTGATCATCATGCGTTGACCCGTCGCCAGAGAACGCCGTCGCTTCGTCCAGAAACGCACCAATCCAGTTGCCTCGCACCAGCGCAACCTTCCCCTGCTCAGCACGAGCCGACAGCGGGAGCGCCCGGCTCAGCTTGTCACGGTCAACGTCGATACCGCGAATAGCGATGCCAGCCAACTCACGCCGCCGTTGTAGCGCCTGAAGCGCCGCGATGCCATGCAGCGCCTTCTCAATACCGTGAATGACGCGCGGCTCCGCTAGCATCGTTTGAACAAGCAGCTTCTCCTGGTCCGGCCACTCCCACCGCCCGTGGATCATGTCCCGGATGTACAGCACACCGTCATTCGCCAACGCCACCGCGCAGGATGCCACATAGTCCGCCGACTGCTTCATCGAAGCTGCCAAATCCCAGTAGCGCGCCCAATGCAGCCCCTCCGGCGCAGCGTCCACAATGCGGAACCACTCGCGTTTGAATACCCCACCGATGAGATCGACAAACTCACCACCCAACTCCTGCCGTGCGAACTGTGACGGGTACTGTTCTGCCAGCGTCGCCGCAAACTCGGCTGGGAGAAACGGGTTATCTACCGTGCGCGACTGGAATAGCGCCGTGTTGGGCTTGCCCGCCCCAAACACGTCATAGGTCCAATGCTGTTTGCCCCGAGGCGTAAAGGTTGCCGACAGCCAGCCCTGCTCCCCGCCTTCGCGCAGGCAAGCGATGAGAATGCTGTAGGCGTCGCGATCCATCAGCGAGCATTCGTCAAGCCACGCCCCAGAAAGGTTGGGCCCCCGCGCCTTTTCCGGATCGTCTACCGAACGGAAGAGAACCTCAGCGCCGTTCCCCAGCGTGACGCGCATCTCGCTCTTGTTGATCGATTTGACGTATTTCAGCTGTCGCCCCATCGCCATAAACGAACGCCATGACGAATCGCGCAGCATCGGGTAGGTTGGCGCGTACACGCCGTACAGCCGGGCCGGCTGAGCGCGTAGGATCATGTCGAATGATCCGATGAAGGACTTGCCCGCACCGCGCCCGCCGACAAACCCGCGGTACAACGCAGGCGAATCGATGAATGCCTGTTGCGCCGGGTGGAGGCTGATAACCTCACGCGCCTTGCTCACGGCAGAACAGTCTCCCCGTCAGCCGATGGTGTCACCTCCGGTTCGGCGGCCCGCGACCGCACAACCTGCGTCGTGATCTCCAATGGCGCACCGTCACGGCCAGTCAACTCGATTGCCGCCGGCGTCTTACCGTAAGCGATTTCGATGAATGCCTGCTGCAACTTGGGATTTGTCGAACTTGACCACGAACGCAAAATGGCTTCCGTCACCGTCAGCGGCTTTCCATCACGCGTTCGCACCGGCTCGCCGTTCTTCTGCTTGGCGATTTCGTGTGCGATCTCTTTCGCCAGTTCTCGCAGCGCGTCAAAGCTCTTGGGCCTCCCTTTGCGATTGATGCGCGGATCGCCCTTGACAAAGGTGCCCGGCTTCCTGTTCTCACCAGTGTTAGTGGATTCGGTCACGGCATCTCGTACCCACAGCGCGGACAGATCACCGGTGTGCGCTTCGCATCCCTGTCATCGCTGGCGTCATCGCCCTTGTCATCCGCCCACATCTCTCCCAGGTCGCTCAATTCTTCTGGCGTCCATAGCGGTTCCAGCGTCGCGGCGTCAAACGAGCACAGCACCTCAGGGTCCCAGTCAAGCGACAGCTCGGCGATCCGGTTGTCGGCCAGGCCAAGCCTGACCGCCCGCGGATCATCGGCGCTGGGAATGTCCTTCCGCACCACAACAATGGGCCGCGTGCCGTCGCTCTCCACGACAATCGGCTCGGCGTCAGTGCCAAACACTTGCGCGGCTGTCTCCACGCGTGCGGACCCAGCGATCATCTCACCATCGGCGGCGGTGGTCATGGCCCCGATCCAGCCGTCGGACTGTATGCTAGTCTGCAACGCGCCAAGGCCGCGCGCAGTGTGCCGGTTGGCATTGCTGCGCGCGGGGCGAAAGTCGGCGACTCGTTTACCCATGCGTTACCCTGTTAGCCTTGCGATAGGCGATGTTGTCATCCTCGTTGTCGTAGGGTGAATCCGGCAGGCAGTCTGGATCATCATCGGGACAATCGCCCGCTTCGGTATACTGGCCTGCTTCGCGCTGCCAATAGCGGCGTTCCTCGTGCTCACAGTTCTTCAGTACCCTGGCCCACTCTGGCCACTCAGCAAACGCTTTGGGGAGACAGTAGGTCCGCTCGCAACATATGCAAACCCATGCTGAGCCTCGCAGAACCTTTCCGCAGATACAGCAATCGGCCAATATCATATCCCTCTATTACACTTACCCCAAATTAGCCGAAAAGGGAATGTCATACAAGGAGTTCTCCCAAACGCACCTTTGCCCGCTCGATTCGGTAAGAGATGGCCCGCCGTGAGACGCCCCACGCGTCCCCGATCTCGGCATGAGTATGGCCGGCAAGCCACAGCCGAACCGCAACCGCCTGGCCTGGCGTCAACTGTCGCATGGCATGTTGCAGATCGAGCCGTGTCGCCACATCGTCTACGGTGTCAAACATGTGCCCTCCGGAAAACAAGGTGCCTGAGCGGTACGCCTACCCGCCCGGGCGCTTGACTGCTATCCCGTTATGCCGTGTTGCCCGTCTATAGACGCCCCCTAGAATGGCTCACTGTCCCCCGCAATCGCAGGCGTTCCACCACCGCCTAGCAGCTGCAGGTCACGCGCCGTCAGGTCAAGACTGACTTGCGTGTCGCCAGCCTTGGTCTCATAGGGGCGCGCGTCCAACGGCCCGCGGGCCCAAATGCCAGTCCCCTTTTTGACATACTGAGCGGCGAACTCGGCCAACTGTTTGAAGCAGGTCACCCGATACCACTTAGTGCGCTCCAACGTCCCGCCTTTCCCGTCGCTGCGCTTCAGATTCACTGCAACCGAGAAGCTAGTCACCGGCGTCCCGTTGGGCAGGTAGCGCATCTCTGCGTCCCCGCCGGCATTCCCCATGATGGTCATTTCCTCAAAGCCGCGCATGATTCCTCCAGTACCAGTTTCAGCATGTCGATGATCATGGCCGGATTGCGTTTTACCATGTCGCCGGTTACCCGCAATACCCGCCAACCTAGCGTCGCCGCAATGTTGAGTTTCTCGTAATCGCCGTCGGAGGCGTGTCGCCCACCGCCCGGCAGCCAGCGCCCCCCATCGACTTCGAGCGCGACCATCTCCTCAGGCCAAGCGAAGTCAAACCTGAAACGGCGCGGTGGAGCGAAGCGATACTCCCGCTCTGGTTGCAGCATAGCGGATTGGCTGATGTGCCACGCCAGATCGTCCGCGTAGTCATGGCGCTTGCCACTCATCGCCCCGCCGCCCAATCTGTCAACTCCCGTTCCAGCGTCGCCAGGTACTCCACAACTTTCGTACCCGTGTAGACGCCAGTCAACTCCCGCTCGTCCTTCACCACCAGCGTCGGCACGGCCCGGACGTCATACTGTGCCGCCAACGCCGGTTGCTCGGTCACGTCAACAATGCTGCCGATCACCACCCCGGCGTCAATCATGGATTCCTCCTTGGAGTCAGTCATGGTCGGCGTCCTCAATTGCCACTAAGTGCACTTCCAGCTGTGCATCTAAGGCCCACGCAATGGCGTTAAGCTCATCCAGTGTCGGATTCGCCAATCCTGACTCGATTCGCCGTACCCGTTCATACTTCAAGCCAGACATTTCTCCAACCGCGTGTAGCGTAGTGTTGTGCCGCATACGCAGGGTGAGCATGTCATCTGCCAGATCGAGTATAGGACGCAAGCGCCGTCCGGCCTCTATGTATTCTGGACTTTCTTCTAGTTCCTGCTCTAGCTCAGCTAAACCTTTTAGCGCGCTCATTTCTCCTCCTCTGGCGCTCTTTTACCACACCACAATACCACCGGCTTATCAATTGGCTTTTCTCGCAACAAGTCAAACATATCGACGTGAAGCGCGGTAGCTAGTTTCGATAGTTCCCAAGCCTTGGTGTCTCGCTCGCCGCATTCGATTTCGATCACAGTCGATAGCGGAAGGCCGGCTGCGACGGCTAACTCCGCATCGCTTATGCCCATGTTTTCTCGCGCCTCGCGCAACCTGGCGGCTAGTATCTGCCTAACAGACGGTTTGGGAAGGGTGCAACCGCTTATCAGTGCCTTACTCTGCTGATCCAGCGTGATCGTCCCGTTCGCCATGTGCGCATTCAGCACCACCGGATTCCCGCCCGCCAGCCAAGCGATCAGCCGACGACGCACTTTCCATAGCAGGTCAGTCATTTCTCTTCCTCCGCTGCCCTCACAATCTCCCACAACGTCTCAGCCTCCTCGATACTCGCCATGCTGTCCTTCGCGGCCAGCCTGGCGTTGGCGATGCGTAGGGCGGCGGCGAGACGAGCGCGATACTCATCAACCCACGATTGGAGCGCCTCAGATTCGACATTGCAGCATTGTATCCACTGAGACTGTTCTGCTTCACGCTCTCGCAGCCGCTGATTATCTTCCAGAACAATGTCAAGCTCGCGCGCCGTAGCAACACGCGTGGGCAGCGCGGCGCGTAGTCGATCGTTCTCCTCACGCAGCCGGCGCACCTCGGCGATGAGCGCGGGCAGGTCGGAACGCGCATTGGCCATAAATGCGGCGTCAGCGTACCTGTTTTCGTCGACCAAGAGATCAGTCCAGTCGGACGCGTAATCAAAATCGTCGACTCCGCCGTCGCTGTCCTGCCTAACAATCGCCAGGTATTGATCGTTAAGATCAACATATTTCCACGGTCCTGGCGTTGCTACGTTACAGAGTACCCCGATGAAATTCAGTTCTTCGTCAGTCATCGACATCTCCTGTTCCACGCATCGATTGCCGCCCGCTCCGTTTTGCATTCTGGCCCGTGCGCCCTGCACGCCAAACATACCACCGCCCAACGTCCCATTGGTGTCTCCACCGCTATCGGCGCGGCCTTGTCTGGCAGGTCTGCCGCGCCGCAAAATGGACACAGTTTACAAGCTTGAAGCTCAATCGCCTCGCCCGCCTCTACATTGCGCACTCCGACATAGCGTTTTACAATCATTCTTTCTCCTCCGCTGCCCTCACAATCTCCCACAGCGTCTCCGCTTCTTGGATACTCGCCATGCTGTCCTTCGCGGCGAGACGGTCGTTTGCGATGCGCAGGACGGAGGCGAGATGGTTGGACAAACGCTCATTTTCCCGCACCACATCGCCGACGGTTGCCCCTAGTTCGCCGTCTGGCTGGATCGTCTCGTGCACCAGCCATGCCGACTCTAGGCGGGCAAGTTCCTCTCGCAGCCGGCGCACCTCGGCGATCAGCTCGGGAACGTCGGTGTTATGCGCGCAGACAATGAAATCGACAGCCTCATCCCACATCACTCTAGCAATGTCACCCCCAATATACCCGGTAGAAATAATGAGGTATGGGTATGGTTTTCCTACCGCCATCCTCACTTCCCACCTGTCGCCGCTTGCCTTTCTCCACCGTTCTTCGATAACGGCCAGTTCGTCGTCAGTCATCTCCCCCTCCCTTCGCACAACTCATCGTCAACTCCCCGCCGACCCCGTAACCATCGGATTGGGAACGGCCCCCTGGCTCTTGTGCGCATAGGAATCCCAGTACTCCCACGCCCGATCATACGTAGCCGCTCTGGAGCCGTACGCGTGGCAATTCTGACACTCGACAACCCACCAAAGCCCGTCCGAGCGATAGAATCCCAGAGCCGTGACGTTGCCCGATTCACAGAACGGACACGGATTATGCTTCGCCATTGCGCTCTCCCTCCGGCTAGCGTTTCGCCGCTTCATCTGCGGCCAGCTCGTCGTCACTCACCGCTCCATCCCTTCGCACAACTCATCGTCAATCTCCGCCGCCAAGGTTGGTTTCTTGCCGATGAAAGGCACGGCCTGTGTCAGCAGCCGATGTTGCCGCCCAACCTTGGAAGCCAGCCGATCGCACACGCCCTGCAGCGCAGCGTTCTCCTCGCGCAGCCGCTGAATATCTCCCAACGCATTGTCGAGCGCCCGCTTTATTTCGACTAACCGTGCATCCGCAAAATCGTTTCCGATCTTGCCGTCGGCGTCCATCCAAATCGAACCGGGGCGCATAAACTCCAACGAGTTTGCCAGAGCCTCGCGCAATCTCCGTACCTCCGCGACCAATATTAGCACATCCCCAAGAGCGCCCCCCGTCGGCCATTTCGCACCTTGAGCAATCCACCAGGACTCGAGTTCGTTCAGTTCTTCGTCAGTCATCGACATCTCCTGTTCCACGCATCGATTGCCGCCCGCTCCGTTTTGCATTCTGGCCCGTGCGCTCTGCACGCCAAACATACCACCGCCCAACGTCCCATTGGTGTCTCCACCGCTATCGGCGTGGCCTTGTCTGGCAGGTCTGCCGCGCCGCAAAATGGACACGGTTTGCAAGCTTGAAGCTCAATCGCCTCGCCCGCCACGGCGGCAATCACCACCGCCTTCGCGTACGCCGCATCCGGCCCACTCAGCATCTCGCCCAATCGCATGCAGCCGGCAAACATCACCGCGAAGCCAGCGAACGTCGCGAGAAACGCCCCACACCCCGCAATGAACCGCGCGATACTCATTTCGTCCTCCGCTATTCCTGCCAGATAGCCTCACGCCACATAAGCACAATCGCAACCAGAATAGCAATCGCGACCGGAACCACGACCAGCATCAGGCACGCAATCTGGAATATGGACAGCTCTGCCAAAACCTCCTTACGGATTGCAAAGTCCAGATATATGCCAGCAATTCCAGAGGTGACCGATGTGACGAACGCGGCCCTCCCCAGGCGCGTCCAGTTCACGCGACGCGTCATGCTCCTACCTCCTGTTCGCCAGTCAACTGCCACACTACACGCCCAACCAGGCCGGCCACTTTCGCGTCGCCGAGTTGCTGATGCTGCCTTGCGTCCGGCAACGCCAGCGTCTCATCCCGTTCCCGCCGTGCTAGCTGGTCGTATGCCTCGATAAACCGCGCCCGGTTGGACACCTCATCCCCGCGCTCCGTGCTGATCTGGAGTTTCTCAAATCCGCCCATCGCCCGCACCACCCGCTCAGTGATCGGATTCACAAACGTCGGCTCCGCGACGCTGTGGATGATCTTCCCGTCAGGACCCATCTCAGCGTACTTGCCCGGCCAGTAGGAGCTAGGCCGCATCAGTTCCAGCACCGATCCCCAGGCCTCCAACGCCAACTCCCGCTGCGGCGCCAGATGCGCCATAGCTGCCGCGCGCAACTCCGCGATGCTGGGGAAGAATTTCGACGTTTGCATCAGCTGTTCCGCCGCCGCCTGGAGAATGTCGTCGTCAATGTCGGCCAACATGCGCTGGTAGAGTCGCGCGGTGGCTTTCATCTCGGCTTCGTCGCGCCCTTTGCCGGTCCACGGCAGCGCCAATGTCAATGCCGTCCAAATCTCGTAGAATCTCCTAGCTGATGCCATTCTGCACGTCCTCCTCGATCATCATCTCCACCGCCGTCAGCCCAGGATGCCGCTTGGTTGCGCCGTTGCCGCCGGGACTGGCGCGCGGTTCGCCTGGTACACGCCCTTTGAGGTAGTAATCATTGACCATGACAGTGTAGGAATGCGGTGACCACTGCGCGCAGTAACCGGCCACGACGTCAGCCCAGAGTCTCAGGCTTTCTGGGGTGTCGGCAACTCGCTCGGAGATCCAGACAATGGCGCGATCCCTCTTGGGGGTTCCATCTGCCAACGTCCCAGTCGCCCATTTGCCGCCGTTCGCCTCAAATACCTGCGCAGCAGGAGGCAAAGCCGATGGTCGGGCGCTTGCGCCCGTAATTTCCTTCTCTTCTTTTCCTATTCTCTTCTTATTCTCTTTAACTTCTCTTCTCTTAAGCGGGATGTTTGCCGGATGTTTGCCGGATGTTTGCCGGCATGCTTCCGGATGTTTGTCGCACGAATGCGCCAAACCATCTGGCACTATCCCGTCTGCCGTCCTGATGCATCCCGGCGGACAGTCAATTGTGCTCGGCGGTTCGCGGTCGTAGCGGAACCCCGCTTGGTTCTTCGTGAAGTTTGGGAACCACAATGCGCGGCCGTTATCAGTCTCATAGGCGACAACCAGCCCAGCGTCAATCCACTCGACAACTGCCGCTTCGGTCATGGGCAATAGCTCCGGCCTGCGCGGGCATATCTGCGCCCAGAGGATCGATGCGTCTCCGAGAATCAGACCGTCACGGTCGAGATGCGGAAGCGCCTTGAGGAACAGCAACTCGGATTCCAACGACAGCCCCGCCAGCCGCTTATCAGTCGCTACCGTCGCGTTGAGCATTCGTCCTCTGGCCATGAACTGCTACTCCTTTTCCTGCCACTCCGAAAGACATCTTGTCATGTAGGCGATCACCTTGGGCAAGCGCTCCCACTCGATCCAGAGCAATACTTCGGTACCCCGAACCGTGTCTCTGGTCATCATAATGTTCACGCCATTTTCATCAGCGCTCAGGGCTAACCCTTCTGTTCTGGGAAAGCGCAACGATTCCACAATCATCTCCCCCCCACGGCGCTCGCACCGTTGCGGCACATACGGCAGGGCTTGCACCCGTGCCATCAGGTCTGATACGCCGCCCGCGTCCAGGTCTGGCGTGGTGTAACAGATGTGCTCTCCCCTCAGCACGTCAACATCATAAAGTTCCCTTTCTCCATAGCGGCCGTATGTGATTACCGAAACCCCGTAACCGTTGGGAAATTCCTCGACCGCCCGAAACCAAATGCTCCCTAGCCGCTCAAACCGCAAATCGTTGAAGCCGCTGACTTTGTCCACACTACTCCCCTCCTCTTTTCCTTCTCGCGTACTCCGCAATCTTCGTCGCCGCGGCCTTGCGCCCATCATCGTCGCCGGGAAACTCGTGGATGTCAGTTACCCCCAGCGCGTCCAATACCTCAGAGAGTTTGAGTTTCAACTCCGACTCCCACCAGCGACGAAACATGCGGGCGCGTTCCGGGTCGTCGCTCCAGTGCCGCATCTTCTCTTGCACCGGATTGGGAACCGGCGCGATGTTGGCGGCGAAGTCGGCTTCTGATTCGACGTTCTCTGGCGCAGGCGTAAGGCCCGGCACAGGTAATGTATCGGGCCGTGGCGCATCCTTTTGACCGCCCTGGGTCCAGCGCCACAGGATTTCCGCAAACTCTTGGCCCGGCTTGTTCCAGATCGTATCGGTGAGTTCGACGCATCTGGTCTTACTCACGGCCAGGGAATGTGCCACGTTCATGTCGCCGACGACGTCAAACTCATACTCCATTCCTTCCCGCTGCACTGGGGCCAGGCCGATCTTTTCGATGCGCAGCCGGCCCTTGTCGTCCCGGTCCTGGGCATACTCCATCTTTGCCCGGAGGCAGGCGATCACGTGGCAGTCGGCGGACATGAGGGTGTCGATCAGGCGTGCCTGGATCGGTGTAGCGTCCTTCCAGGCAGCGTAACTGTTGCCGCTGTACTTGCGCGCGAACGCGTCGACCAGTTCTAGCAACCCGCCAACCCCGTTCCACGCGTGGGAGAGTGAATCGACCACCACCACCTTGTAGCCCGCCTCCACCGCAGCTTGGACCCCCTTGACGAAGCGATCCGGGTGATATGGCGGCTGCAGATTCACCACGTCGAACGCAAATGCGCCGGCGTACTTGCTGGCCGAACCCCGCTCCGTGTCTATGAACGCCGGGACTTGCCGGTACTTGTTGGCGAAATGCGATGCGATCTGGAGGGCCGTGTAGGTCTTGCCTGACCCGGCAGGCCCGTCGATAGCAAGTCGGAGGGAGAATGGCTGGGCGACCGCTCGTTGAAACCTACTGTCGCTCATATCGCACCCCGTTGGCAGCGTAGGCCTCCATCTCATCGAGGCGGATAAGCAACCGCACCTTCTCTACCTCCTGCGCGGCCAGGTCTAACTCATAGCGGGTCAGCGCCTCCATGCGGCTGGCCTTGCGCACGGCCCTGATCTGATCAGTAAGCAACTCGCGCGCCTTGGCGTCTCGCTCCGCTTCGTTCTTGCCCTGGATCGCACCCGAGAGAAGCAGCTGGCTCCGGTCGAATTCCAGCATCTCCTTGGCGTCGATGGCTGCTTGAGCCGCGTCGTAGGCCTCAGAGCGTGCCGCAGCCAGGGCTGAATAGGCGAACCGCACTTGGTCACGGGTTACCACGTCTGGCTCTCCCGCCCCGTACCACTCGTGGTCTGAGTCTTTGGTCAGATAGTCGCAGTAGGTCATTTCACCCTCCTAGATTCCAAGTCTCTCCGTTGACGATCTTGCGGATGTTGCGCGGCGACACGTTGTAGCGCGTCGCCAGTTCGCTGATCGGCACCTCGCCGGCCATCTCCCGGATGTAGCACACGGCCCGCTCACTGAGGACCGCCCGCCCGTTGCGTTCGCCCCGCGCCTGCCGTCCCTTGCGGTTGCGATCCGCTGCGTTGTCGGCATGCGTGCCCAGGAACAGGTGCAACGGATTGATGCACGCCGGATTGTCACACGTGTGGCAGACACACATACCGTCCGGGATGCGCCCTAGCACCTGCTCGAAAACGTAGCGGTGGGCCAGCCGGGTTCGTTTGGCGATGTGCACTTGCCCGTAGCTGTCGGCATTGTGGTAACAATTGGGGATCAGGCAACCCTCCTCGGTCCAGGTTGCGTTTCGCAGAATATGCGTCAACTGACTCATGTTGCCTCCTGTGTCGCCCTGCATCATGATCGCCGAATCCCGTTCACGCGTTCGTCGTAGTCGTCCAGCCTGCCGGCCATGCCGCACAGCACCAGCGCCAGAAACGACGCAACCCCGATAACAACCAGTCCGACTCCGATGATCGCCAGCGTCATGTCTTCCTCCTTTCTGCCACTACGATTCGAGTAGCGAAAATGCCTGCTCTGCGAATTTGGGCCATCCGAGCCCAGCCTCGATTCTGCGCCGGTAGTAATCCGACGGTGTTATGTGATCATTTTCCAGGCCTGACACCACCTCGCGCGGTATGCCAGTCAACTGGGCAAGCTCCTCTTGCGTCAAACCATACATCGCCCTGATGATCCTGAGTTTCTGTCCGTATGTCATGTCCCCTCCCGTCTGTCACCTGTATGCACCCATACTACACCCAAACCGCCGATTTGTCAAGACCCAATTTCGCCAGTCATGACAGATATGGTACGCACATATAAGGTGGGGAACTGGTGAGGCGTTTGGCTTATCAGCCGACTGGCCGAAAACGTCGTGGGGCGTCTGGGAGCGGCGATTGTGGACGCGAGGCACATATTGGTCGCCCTGCGCCATAAAACGACTGTGCGGGGCTCCTGTGAGGTTTTAGGGGCATCCTGGCGTGTGGAGCAGGTGTTCGGAACCAGCTATCGGACGCCCGTTCCGCTGCAGTCGTGCCAACGGGCGACATGGGGGTCGCCCGCGGAGGGCTGACTAGATCGTCTGTCTCGTTAGGACAGATAGCGCGCAAATACGTACTATCGTTTCAGAGCATGTTAGTTAGAGGGTGTGGGCCGATCTAGTTTGCTCTTCGATATGCCATCATCGGCGGCTTGCCCGGTATGCGGACCGATCGTTTCGTCAGCACACCGGCAGCCGCCAGCGCGTTCAGCCGGTCGCGTGCCACGTCCTGGCCAACACCAAACCGCTCCATGACGTCCGGTACCGTAACGTCGCGTTCTGGATCGTAGGGCTCGCGGTCAACGTAGTGCACGGCCAGGTCTGCTAGCAATCGCTCGGCCTCGGTCTCGGTCATGGCACCTCCGGCAGGCGTAATTGCGCTTCTGCTTCCGCAATCCTCCACTGAGCCATCCTAAAATACCCTTCTGAGAGTTCGATCCCGATAAAGTTCCGCCCCGTCTTGACGCAGGCCACGCCGGTTGTGCCGCTGCCCATGAAGGGATCGAGGACGGTGTCGCCTGGGCGGGTGTGCAATCTTATGAAGTGCTCGGCTAGTTCGACCGGCTTTTGAGTTGGATGTTGCTGGGCCCTTGGAATAATCTTGTGAATGTTGTAATCCCCCGGTCTGATGATATTCTCCACCCGATGCGACGTGTCATACCAGGCGCATCTTGCTCCCTTGCGCTGCGCAACGAGGATCGTCTCGTAACTACGCCGATAGTGCCACCCCATGCCCATCGGTCCTTTATCCCAGACCACTATCTGTTTGAATTCCAAACCGGGTGTGTTGGCTATCAATAATGACCAGCGCGCGAATTGCGGATCGGGGCCGCCGCCGCCCGAACAACAGCAGCATATTATTCCCCCAGGACGCAACAGAATTGACAAACCGATAAGTGCTTGTCGAAAGAGCGTATTCGCCTCCGGCCCATCATTGGCTATTGGTCTATCATCTCGCTGCGCGTTATAGTCGCCACGGCCCAATGCCGCCTCCCGTCGCGCTATAAGGTCGCCATTACTGTTGTTGTTGTGTCCGTACGGCGGGTCCGTCACCACCGCGTCCACACTTCCCGCCTCCAACGTCGGCAGTATTTCCAGACAATCGCCCTGTATGAGTTGCACCGTCATAGCACCATCCCCGCGTCCTGCTCCACCGCCATTCTCAGCGCTTCCCAGTGTGACGCCCCGCTCGGTAGCACGTCAATCGCCACCAGCCCCACGTTCGCCAACCCCTCCGCGTCCAGGGTGTACACGTATTCGTCCTTGAGTTTTTGGGCCGGGCAGATCATGCCCTCGCTCACCACCAGCCCGTCGTCATCTTGTAGCGCGGCGGCGGTCCATTGGTGATAGTGGCCCCATAGATAGTACCTCGTAGGCGTAGTGCCGCGGCGTAGATTGCGGTACATGTAGGAGCGCAGTGTGGCCTGTAGCGTGTTGGGTCTGGTCCAGTCACGCCGCCCTGGTCCCGGTCCCCTGTGCCACGCCTCAATCGTTGTCCCGTTAACGGTGAGTCGTAATCGTTCGCGCGTCAGTCGCCCGTCGTCATAGTCGGCATGGAGTAGGGCCCGCATGGTCCGCTCGTCACTCTCGCCAGCTGGCCCGACGTGCGCCATGGTGCCCACTACGCCCAACAGGTGGTCGCGCCCAACCCGGAAGTTGCACAGTTCCAGCGCCCGTCGCCAGCAGCGCAGATTGATGTTCTCCTGTTCAATGCGCCGCGCCGTGTCGAGCTGCGTTGTGCCGTGGTGCACCCCCTCGACACTATCCCCCATGCGGATGATGATCAGCCTGGCTCCGCGGCGCATCTGGCCAACCCGTTTCCAGGATTCTTCCCAATGTCGCCAGATTGTGTCTTGTAGCCCGTTTGGTGTGTGGACTTGCCCGTTGGCGTCGCTCCAGGGGTCGGGATGACAGAGCGCGAACGGATGCCCGCAGTGCTCGTCGCCAGTCGCCACTACGACAGCCCTACCGTTTGGGGTTGTGGTCATGCGCTTGTCGGTACCGCAGAAGGTGTTTTGCCGCGCGGCTTGCTGCGCGTGGTAGAGGCGGCGTTGCGCGGCCTGACTTCGGGGAAGCGCTGTTCCACCATGATCATCAGCGCGTCTTGCCCAGTTTCCACCTGCAGAACCCGCTCGCTCAGTTTGTTTGTGGTTTCACTCAGTTTGTCGGTCATTTCCCGTATCTCGCGCAACTCTCTGAGGATAGTGCGGTTGCCGTCCAGGACTGCAGCGTGGTAGTCCACGCTGGCCGCGGTCTCCCGATTGATGCTGGCCGCCGCCCGCTTGGCGACACGGTTGGCGCTGGCGTGATCGGCCCCGGCTGCCAGTGCGCGCACCAGTTCGCAGACGTACAGCGTCGCGGCCTCATCATCGGCTGCAATCAGGAATCCGGCAGCATTGACCCCGGCTTCGGCAATCAGCGCGGTGGTCTGTTCCAAGTAGCGCCCGGCTGCAGAACTGTAGCACGCTCCCAGGACGAACAGCTCTGGCATACCGAGACGGACTTGGGTGGCGATCCACTCCCCGCCCAAGTGCCGCCCGTCTGAGGCGAGCAGCCCGTCTTCGTTACCGTGCCCGGACCAGATGATGATGTCCGCGCCTGGCGTCGATAGGGCATCGGCAATGGCAGTAGTGGTAGCCGCCCTTCCTGCCAGCGAAGTGACGGTCACGCCGCGTATCCTGGAGATATCGTCATGCTCGTGTATATTAAGCTGAGCGGCTTTACCGTCGTCCGGCGCGATCCACAGTATTTCGATGTTCCTGGCCGCCATGCAGTACTCCTACAGTTGTGCCCGGTGGTCGGTCGAGTGGGCGCTGTTTACTATTGGCACAGCGCCCGAAGCCTTTGTGGGTCCCAAGCTGCAGCAGGGGACAGTGTACTGGGATCGCCGCTGCGGTCCTGTTACTCCTACCACGCGTGGTGGTCGAGCTACACATCCCGGAACGGAACCGGGTCGATCCATCCCCGATAAGCCGGGTTGCGCATGTTGTTGACCTTGAGGCCCCAATGGAGGTGCGGCCCTGTGCTATTCCCGCTGTTGCCGGATTCCCCGATCTGCTCGCCGCGCGTCACCGGCTGGCCGTCCACAACTCGCACCGCCCGCAGGTGAGCGTAGATCGTCACATAATCCGGGCCGGTAACCTTCACGAATAGCCCGTAACCCTCCGGGTCACTGTTGACGGTGCAGACGCCGCTATGCGCGGCCAGCACCGGAGTGCCTTCCGGGACGCCGTAGTCAAGCCCGTTGTGCCCGGCCATCTCGAAGCGATCGTACCATTCGGGATGCTCGCCAAAATGCTGAGTAACCCGCCCGACGTCGAGTGGGAGAGGACGCGCCAGGCTGATGATCATATCACCACTCCACCCATGTCGCGTTGCTCCAGTCGCCGATCCTGGCGTAGACGATGCCCCCGGCAAAGCCCTGGGCCCGATAGCCCTCCACGTCAAACTCGCCAGTTACCGGGTTGCCGAGGTCGCATTCCCGCGCATACCGGGCCAGCGCCGCTTCCGGATTGTAGGGGATGCTTAGCGCATTCCAGGCCCTCTCGACAATCGCTTCGACTGACACACCGCCCGGCTCGACCGGTTCCGCTGGAAATTCCCCCTTATCCTCGTGGAATGACCAGGCGTCCTCGGTTGCGCGCACCGGGTCGCCGCGGCCGCGCATCTGCACCCATGACAGCCATTGCTCGCGCACCTGGCGAATGTCAAACGTCTGCCACGGCGCATCGTAGTCGTAGCAGAATATCTCCGCGCTCTGCACGCGGTCGTCAAGCGATAACTGCGCATCGTACCAGCCAAGCTGGTCGAAATACTGCTCGGCGTTCATATGGCTGGCCCAGCCGCGACTCTCCACCGAGGTGGGCCCGTTGGCGTATTGGTCAACGCCGCACTCTCCGATGATGATCGGCACATCCCAGGGGCACTGAGTGTAGCGCCCCGCCCACCAGCTCCAATTCCTCTGCGGACCCTCTTTGGCCCAATACTCGTGGAGCACTAGCGCATGACCGCCGCGGCGGATGGCATGGTATACCGGCTCGAATGGTGACCAGTCCGGTGGCGTGTTGAAGCCAGTGTTTGCCGGCCAGCCCACCGAGAGATTCAGCGCCCCGGCGCGCAGGCCACGGGCCCGCAGCCCGTCAAGCAGGGTACAGGTGTAGACAACTGTCGCGGGGATGCCACCATCATCCCAAATGTGCGGCTCGTTTATGCCGGTCACCAGCGTGTGCGCTGGATCGGCCCCGGTCTCGGTGACGATCTGCGCCAGTCGGGCCGCGTGTCTCTCCCCCGTGACAACCGGGTCGTGCATCATGTCCTCGTGTTGCTCGGATAGCGGATGATCACGCAAGAGCAATAACGTATCTGGGGAGGCATTTCTGATGCACGCGACATGATCCACTGACGGATTGATGATTTTGGCGCTATTAGGTCGCCAGCCAGCGATGATCCGCTGATCCGCACCATCCCAATGGGTGGGCCGCCAGTGTAAGGATAGTTTGGTGCTCATTGCGCCCCTTTCGTCTTTGGCGATGGCTCATCGGCCAGCAGCCGCTTCAGTTCCTCGATCCGCCCGCTCAGGCTGGCGAGCTCATGGTTGGCTGCCATGACCAGTTTGTCTCGTTCGCCCTCAAGCTCCTTCAGCCTTGCTCGCAACTGTTCTTCGGTCAGCATATCACTCCTCAGTTTTGCCGTCCCGGTGTGCAAATCTGGTCATCATCCCAGGTTGTGGATGCATCCGGGATGGCCGCATAGCACAGGCCGTCGGCCTGGGTGCCATAGGTTACGGAATCCTGTTCGATACTTAACGCGTTGTACAAAGTGAGGGTCCCGGTGACCGGCACGAGTACGGTGTCCTCGGCCAGGAACGCCCGTCGCCCATAGGCCGGTATCGGCTCGAAGTAGGGGAATGTGTACAGGCTCGCTCCGTTGCCGATCTGCCAGCCGCCCATCTGCTGAGCGCTCGACTGCCAGTTGACGAGCTCATACCAGCGATCAGCCGGGCTCACGTTGCCGCTGAGGTTCCAGTCGTAGTAGTCAGAAGGACTCACCTCATTGAACCGCACGCCGGCAGGATAGCTCGGCGTGGAGGTCGGCGTTGGCGTCGGCGTAAGCGTCGAGGTGGGGGTGGGTGTGAGCGTCTCTGTCGGTGTCGGCGTGGGCGTCGGTGTGTTGGCCGGCTCCCGCTCCTGATTGCTCTCTAGCATGACGCTGTGGAAATACTGCCCGCCGCCCGCGCCGGTGACAAGCTGCATATCGGCATCCGCCGTGAACGATCCGTCCAGCACCACGTTGGCGAGGTCGAACTGTTGTGTGACCCATGTCGCGGAGTTGGTGTTGGTGATGGTGCTCGTTACTACGCCGGTGAGGGTCTTGTAAACCAGGCTCCAGCTTGCCGTGCCCGTGTTGAGTCGGTTGACCTTGACGGTAGGGGCGTCCAGCGATGTGCCAAACGACGCCGCCCAGTCATCGTCGATGTCAACGCCGATGGTCTTGCTCGCGGGATAGTATAGCACGTTGCGCGCTTCCGGCGCTGGCGTGCCCGCGATCACCAGCTTGCAGACGTAAGGTGGTTCGGCGCCATCAGAGCCCGCAGCCGATGTGGCGACGGCAGAGACACAAGCCGGCGTCGCCGTCGCATTGACAATGGCTGCCAGGTGCTCAAAGGGGCCCGGCACGCCCTGATAGGTGTTGACTGGCTCCCCAACCGGAATCTGTTTGAATTCTGGCGCCCTGAGAACAACCCAGGCCGACGGGCTGTCGATTGCCGTTGTGCCGATGGTGGTGGTGATGGCATAGAGCGCACCGGCGGAAACGTAGGGTAACCAGCTGCTTTGGAAAATGAGATGCGACGCGCCGTGTGAGAGGGCGCCATAGACCATCGCGTCAGCGAATCCGGTTCGCAGTGTGCTGTCGTATGACGTCGCGCCGTAGCCTGGGGTGAAAGCTGCACCGCCTCCGCCGTCGGCGAATTTGAGCGCGGCCTGAAGCTTGCCCCAGTCATTGCCCTGGTAAGCATCCCAGATGTCCGCCTGTAACGCCTTGGAGCGATAGCCGACATAGAGCGGGGTAGGAGTTGGCGACCAGATGGGGTTGGGCGTCGCGCCGGGCGTCGGCGTGGAGCGATAACTCATGGCCATGACTGTGGCGGCTGATTTCCACTCGTTGAACGAATTGCAGATTTTCTCGTGCACGCTGACATAGAGTGGCTTGTCGGTTCCTGCCCGCCACACCTGCATCGCCTGCTCGACCCACTCAGTGAATTCGCTGCATGGCACCTTCAGCTCGAACTCGTATTGCCCATTTGGACACGACGATCCTGAATAGTCACCGCCCACCACGTTCTGCGTTTCTCCGGTCGACCCAAGTTCCAGAATGAATCCGCCCACGTTGGGATCGTCGCCAAACTCCGCCAGCATGGAGGTCACGGCGTCGTAGTAGCCCTGGCGGAAGTTCGCGTCGCCGTAGTCAGGGGCGAGCTCCTTACACTCGGAGGGCGACTCGTAATACAAAACTGTCGGAACCTGGTATGGTGCGTAGATGGCGTCGGTAGCTACAGCAAATGGCTGAAACGAGTCCTCGTAGAACGTGAGCGAAAGCCAGGTCTGCATGCCGGCGGTGGCGACGGCGGCAACGCGTGTCGCGGGCGCATTCCAGTTGGGCGCGCCGGTGAGTGACGGCTGCACCTGTGACCAGTAGACCTGCCAGTGAGAACCTATCTGGCCCGGCGCGGGCGTGTTGACGGGAATGTCGAGGTCCTGAAATACGACAAGGCCAGGCTGATATCCCGCCGGCGATGGTGTACCAGCTGGGTAGATGAAGCCGCGCACGACCATGTTGTTACTGGCCAACGCATCTTCTTGTACCAGCGAGATTCCCACGCCAAGCGCCAGCGCAACGACTAGCATCGCGCCGACTGTCAGAATGCCGCGTTTGTCGTTCTTCATTTTCCTCCTACTGCGTGTAATAGCTCACGCGTACGCCAGCGATGCGCAGATCGGCCGGATCGGTCATGCCAGCCGGGTTGAAAACCAGGCTGTAGGGCGCGTCGGCCATCTGAATCGGAACCGTGAGCATTTCGGTCGCATACCACGCTGCGCCAGAACCCTGTTCGACCAGACTTTTGGTGATCTGCGCGACCTTGAGTTTGGTGGTCAGCGACCAGTAGCCCAGGATGATGCTTGTCCAGTAGGCTGCCGTAATGGCCTTGTGCCAGTAAACAATGATGCTGTCAACGATGACCTGGCATCCCAGGGACATGGTGGGAAGCAGGAATGGGATCATCGCCTCTTTGGCGTTGGTCAACATCTGCCCGGTTGGCCCTTCGCCGTAGCCGGAATAATCACCAACGCGCGCGATTGTGCCCTGGTTGGTGACTGGGGTGAGCAATGAGCCGGGCAGCCAAACCGTGTCGCGGGTATATGAGACGCGCAGGTCTGCAGTTCCGCCCCCAGTGGGCGAGGTGATAGCCTTCGTCTTGAGCGTCATGCTATCGCCCAGAACGAATTTCCCGTACGAATCCATCTTGGCGACGTGAACTGCGCCACCGTAACTGCTCGTAACCCAGCGGAGCTCAGCATTAGCGCCCATGATCGGCACCGCGCTAACCTGGCTTTGTTTGACGATCGTCTTGACGCCCGATTCGTCAATCCATGTCATGTCGATACCGACGGAGCCCGTGCCGCCCAAAGAGGTCAAATACCACTTCAGCGCACAAGCATCGGTTTCAGTTCCCGTGAGCAGGCTGACGCCCTCGCCGAAATTGGTATCAGCCTCCGCGACCAGTGCGATTTTGCCGTTGGTCGACTCCAACCGGTTTGGCTGGATATCCCAACCGCCTACCGCCCCCGACTCCGCATAAACTGACCCCTTGACGGTGAGCTGTCCGCCTCGGAACCATAGGTAATTGTCGTCAGTCTCCGCTCCCAGCAGCATCGCTGCCAGGCCAGGATAGTCCGGGGTGTCGGTAAGGAGGGAAATCTTGGGCAAGCCAGTTTTGTCGTAGATGCGCAGCCCGTAGATCGGGTCGCCCTCGACGGGAACGCCGCCTTCATCGAAGTCGGTGATGACACCGCCGCGGATCATCGGCCCGTGCATGTCGCCGATCAGGAGCGATTGCGCTCGCAATGCTCCGGAGATTTCCAGGGAGGCCCCATCATAGCGCAGGTAGCTGTCGGCGTCACCAAGGTCCAGCTTCGTGATCCCGCCGTCTTGTCCGAGCCAGAAGCCCTCGCCGACGCCGTAATCGGTCTTGCCCGATCGAATGACGCCAGCCGCCCCCATGATCAGGCCGTACTCCAAATAGGCCAGCCCGCCAGGATCCAGCCTGATCGTGTTGACTTCCCCGTCGCGCAGACAGACACCTGAGGCGGAGATGTAGACGTTGGGTCCAACGGGGACGTAATCGACGCCAGAGAGCTCCGCCTCTCCGAATAGCTGGCTCCCGTCGGCGTAGTCGATCTGGTAAACGTCAGAGCCGATGCGAGTGTACCAGCGCCCCTCTGAGTAGTCAAAGAAGCGGTTGGGGCTGCCGGCCATAGGTGAGCCGATGAGCTGATCGCCGATGTCGTAGGTTTGACCGTTGACGATCGCTTGCTGCGCGAATGTCCAGCGCCCGGAATCGGCCCTGACTCCAGCAACCCGGTTGACCATCCCATAGTTGGTCGCGCTGGGGGAACCGAACGCCTGGACCCGGATCATGTCGCCTGGCGTCACGGGCGGTTGCTGATCCGGCGACACCTCGACGCGTACGCCGCCCTGGCCCGCGACTGTCGCGATGACATAGCCGGCGGACTTGCCCTCCACCAGTGGCGCGGAGGTCACCAGCGCGTCGTGCAGCGTCGGCGCGGAGAGCGCCTTGATCGCCCGGCGGATGTCAGATTTTGCCGTCACAGCGCCCCCTACAGGTTCGCGCAGACCTCAAACGTCTGGATGTCGGAGCGCCATGCGCCGGTTGGCATGATGATGTGCGCCTGAATCTGCCAGACGCCCTGGGTGTCCAGGTCTCCGCTCACAGCCGTGTACTTGATCTTGCCGTCTGTCCCCGTCGCGGAGAACGACGCCGTCTTGGTGAGCCTGGTCCCCTTCGGCTTAACGAAGATGATCTCCAGCGTCGTCGCCGTCGACACATCCACCACCGTCGTCCCGTCCATCAGGGTGATCTCAAAGACCGTACCGATATCGCCGACCCGAACCTCGTTTGCCGCCATTAGCAGTTAGCCTCCATATTAACAGCCTATCCCAATTGGACCGCCATCGCCATGCCCGTTGCTACGTTCCCCGTTCGGTTCACTACCTGGTCAACACAGGCCGCGAGCGGAACCGCCATCTCAATGTGGGCCGTGATGAATACTGTGTCAGCGCTCAATGACATGGGTAACCATCCTTCTGATAGTCATGGCAAGCCGCAC